GAAGAAGCGTCTTATATTGCTGGACACTTACATTTTTGGTAATGATCACAGCGTGATGGTCGAAACGGAGCATACAGTCGAAGAAATAAAAAACGATTGGGGGTTAAGGGAAAGGCTGATTAATGAGGGTTTGGCAAAAGCGTCTTATCCCCAAGATTATGAACCGCGAGAACTGTCAGATTGAAGTTGAAAAAGGAGTGAAAAAGATTGGAGAGAATTATAAAGTGCCACAAGTGTGGCAAACAGGCCAAAAGAACGGGTGAATATTGGCAAGAAGGGTTAGGAGTTATCGAGTATTCGGACGAATGTCCATATTGCGGATATTGGGAGGAATATGCCTATGGTCAATACAGGGGAACCGATTGGCCAGAAAGGTGATTTATTATGTGTGAGACATTAGGGGTTAATGGATGGTGCAAAATGTGCCAAGGGAGCGAAGAAAAAGATGGGGAACTGATATGTCAGGACCGCGAGGGTGTATTTTACGATCTGTCAGTTGATAATGTGTTATGCACTCCCTGCATGAAACCAAAAAATATTGATTTGTTAAATTAAAACTTGATAGAGGAGAATAAATGAACCGGAGGCAGCGGAAAAAGAAATATAAAAATACAACATTTGATGAAGCTTTGGGTATTTCTATTGGAACATATAGAGCCCGTAAAGAAATAGAACGGCAGTGGCGTGAATATCGCGTCTACGTGGAACGTGAATATGAGCGTGATAGCGCTTTTTGGGATATGTTTGAATAGAAATGGAGGCAGAAGGTATGGACAATGACCTGTTATTGATAATCGCAGGATACTTAGAAGAATATTGTGATTGCGAATTATGTCCTGAATGCAAATTGATAAACATGTGTACTGCATTAGACCGTGCGGCCGGAGATGTATGCACATTGCCGGATCGGTTTAGAAGATTGGTGGAGGGTTGAAGCTTGCTGACCTAACTGGCATTACGGGGCAAGGATGACTAAAAACCTTGTAAAAACAAACTCTGGAGCAAAAACCAGATAGGCAATAAAAAAGAGGGTGAGCAGACAACGCGCCGAGAAAGCAACGGGTACGCCACTACCAGAAGTGGACGGCAGTCAGGGTCGTTAAAGGGCATATCAATATGCGAAGCTGCACACGGCAGCACTGGCACACTAAAGGTATTTGTTCGGCTGTTGTGTCGCAAACTACATGCCGTTGGTACTGCCGCCTCTGGCCTAATGTCGGGGGCGGGGAAAGGAGAATATATTGGGCAAAATGAGCAAGGAAAAGGGGAAAAGGGCAGAAAGGGAACTCGCCGGCATATTAAGGGGATACGGCTACGATTGCCATCGTGGCCAGCAATACAATGGAGCTGACGGATCAGCGGACGTGGTAGGGCTGCCGGGGATACATATTGAGTGTAAGCGGGTGGAAAAGTTGAATTTATATGAGGCCGTTAATCAGGCGGTGGCAGATTCGATAGAGGGATTATGTGCACAAGAAACCGATGACATTCCGGCAGTTTTCCATCGGAAAAATAACCGCGGGTGGCTGGTGACAATGCGCCTTGATGACTGGATTGAAATATATAGGGAATACGAGGCGAATAAGGAAACAGAAGAGAACTAATGAAGGGAGGTGGCTAAGATAGATGGTCATATCAAGGTACATAGGCGAATGCTTGAATGGGAGTGGTATACCAACCTGAATACATTCCGTGTGTTCCTCCACATGCTTCTGAAAGCCAACTGGAAAGACGGGAAATTTCAAGGGCAAATTATTGAAAGAGGTTCTTTCATATCATCTATTGCCAAAATTTCCCAAGAAACTGGACTAACAATTAATGAGGTTAGAACAGCCGTAAAAAATCTAAAGTCCACAGGCGAGATCACAAGCAAATCACACTCAAAATATAGCGTATTTACGGTAAAAAACTACAGTGTGTATCAAGACATTAACACACAGGAGCACAATCACATCACAAGCAAGCCACAAGCAGATAACAAGCAGGTCACAAATAGATCACAACCTGTTAACAACCTGTTAACAACAATAGAAGAAAGGGAAGAAGAGAAAGAAGTAGAAGAAGGAAAGAAAGAAAGAAGGGAAGAAAAAGACTATGGTATCAGAGATACCACTTGTCAGACTGATGTCCGACGAATCGTTGACGCGTGGAATCAATGTGGAGCTGCGGAAGTAAAAAAGCTATCCATCAGCAGTAAACGTTATCAAATGCTGAAAGCCAGAATTAAGGAATACGGAGTTGATCAGGTGTTAGAAGCTGTTGAAATGATCAAAGGCAGTCCATTTCTGCTTGGTCAAAACAAAAATGGTTGGACAATAAGCTTTGACTGGTTTGTAAAACCTAACAATTTCCCCAAGGTGTCAGAGGGTTATTATCTGGCTCGTAATCAAGGGAAAACTGAGAATGGCTATAATCAAATGCTGAAAGGGTGGGCAGAGAGTGAATAGAGAGGAGTTTGCAACTGTGGCATCCGCATTACATAGCGCTTACGGAAAAAGCAACATCATGCCGGACGAATCCGCGCTGAATCTGTGGTACGGCATGTTGAAAGACATTGACTATGCAATTTGCAGAAACGCAGTAACGCAGTTGATCAGCCAAAACAAATTTTCCCCAACGATTGCGGAGATTAGGGAAAAGTGCACAGCAATCACCGCGGAGCGTCTGCCGGAATGGGATGAAGCCTGGGGTATGGTGCTAATGGCGATAAGAAAATATGGCTACATGCGCGAGATGGAAGCCCTTGAGAGCCTACCGGATGCCGTTAGGGGGATCGTGAAGCGAATGGGCTATCAAAATATCTGCCAGAGTGAAAACATCAGCGTGGAGCGTGCTAATTTCAGAGAGGCATACAAGGGGCAGATTAATTTGACAAAACAACAGAACGTACTGCCCCGGGAAGTACGAAACGAACAGGCAGAGTTAATAAGGCAATGCGCCGAACGCTTGTCCATAGGTGTGGGAAGTACGAATTTACAGGAGGAAAAATAATGGGACATCCGGAGCAAAGAGTACTAGACCTTGTGCCGCAGATGACAGAGCTTTTCAAACAAGGTGAGGATATATACACCATAGCCCGTCATCTGGGCGTAAGATATGAAACCGTGGCGCGCTATCTGGAAAGATGTGAATTAATCGCAGAACAGCACATGAACAGCCGGAGACAGCGAGAAGAACGGATGGAGAACGAAGCCATAACCAAAGCGGACATAGCGAGGTTGCGGTCCTGCATCCATATCGGTGACACGGTACCGGTGGTGATGGAAGTGGCCGACCGTGAGAGCGCCAATCTTGCACCGATTGAGATTTGCAGGGAAATGTATGTCACGAAGATTCTAGACAGCGGCAGGGGTGTTTTGGTCAGCGAGGCCATGGGTGAACGGTCTGTGAGGATGGCAACGTATGTGGATATTTTGCAAAAATTGGAGGCGAAATAATAAATGGATGAAGAATTAAAATGCCCACATTGCGGAGAAGTCCAGGACGATGGTTCCATTGAAGATTACAATACTGAGATGGCCCCACATGTATGCACAAATTGTGAAAAAGAATTTTGGTTTAGTAAAAATGTGCAAATAACGTACTGTTCATGGACGGAAAGTTGATTTTAGGAGGACGGGAAATGAAATACAACGAGCAAGTTTTTCGCGACATGCCAAGCAGCGAAAAACTAGAAATAATTAACAATGAATTAAATTTAGCAACACATAACGCAACCACAAAGGCTGATCTGCTGATGTTGTTGGGGTGGCTACTCCACGAATACATTTTCGAATACATTTTTGACAAGTGGCGGACAAAAGAAAAATGGATTCCTGTGTTAGAGCGGCTGCCGGAAAACGAAAAAGAAGTCGAGGTTAGCATTGAACGCCGCCTAGAAAATGGCACGCGAAGATTTACGTGTAGGGCAATTTACGAAGACGGAAGTATCTGGTCGGAAAACAGCCGTTTTAACTGGAATGACTTTGACGGCCTTGACAGCGATCTTGAATACAGCAAGGAACTTGACGATTGGAAGGTACCGCAAGGATGGTTTGAGGCTGCTACTTATGTGGAGGAATTTGCGGTTATAGATGATTTTGTCATAGCGTGGCGGCCGCTGCCGGAACCGTACCAACCACCGGGCGAAAAGACGTAAAACATAGATGAAAATCCCCATGATTGCTGATAGGAGTGAAATAAATGTTTGAATTAAACAGTTTTCTGAACATGGATTGCATGGAGGGAATGAAACAGCTCCCGGACAAATATTTCAATTTGGCAGTAGTTGACCCACCTTACGGAATTGATGTTACTAAAATGCGAATGGGTAATCGCGATATAAAAAAGATAGATACTTCGAAGGCATGGGACATGCATGTGCCAGACGAAAAATATTTCAACGAGCTTTTTCGTGTGAGTAAGAATCAAATAATATGGGGTGGCAATTATTTTACGGAATTATCAGCAACAAGATGCTTTCTTATTTGGGATAAAGGTGAAAGCATGTATGGTCGCAGTTTTTCTGAATGTGAATATGCATGGACATCATTTGATGAAAATGCAAAAATACGCAAAATACATCCAAATCAGAAAGACAGGATACACCCAACGCAAAAGCCGGTAGCGCTATATAAATGGATTTTAAACAACTACGCCAAGAAGGGTGACAAGATTCTCGACACGCATGTCGGTAGCGCAAGCAGCTTAGTGGCCTGTAGGGAACTGGGATTTGATTACATCGGATTTGAGCTTGATCCGGATTATTATAAGGCGGCCAGCGAAAGATTGAGCGTCGCCAAAGATCAGATGAATATATTTGATTATTAAGAAAGAGAGGCAGAGAAATGAAAATAACAGATGAATCGCACCGAATAGCAGACGAGCTACAGCACAAACGAACAGAACTGTACATCAAAGAGGTCGCCGTGATCGAAGCAGCATACAAGGCCTATGAGGCAGCCTGTGAGGACTTCGCGCGGGAGCTTCGAAAACTGGATCAGGGCGCAGATGGGAATTGTAGCAATTGCGGTGCGGAGTTAAGCGCTGACTGGAAGTGTTGCTCAAACTGCGGCCGATGGCTTGATGATGAACTTGCGGACGGTGAAAGATGACAGGTAGAAAATGTTTGAGAAAACATTATGGTTACATACACGGAATATGCGCCGCTGAAAGATTTGCCTGTGACAAGTGCAACAAAAGCAGACGGATATATTTTATAAGCCGTTAAGGCGGGAGGTGCGGAAATGAGACAATATTGCCGGTACTGCTCTTACCTTGTGACGGGGAACGGTATCTACTGTAACGAAAAGAAAAAGACAATGAGCGAGGCAAGCGCGAAGTCAGTCAATCACTGTAAGTCATTCGATCTCAATCCGATGGACGCATTTGATCTGGACAAGGTGTATAAGCCGCGGGAAGTGAAGCAGCGGCAGTGCGACGGACAAATTGAAATGTTCGGGGGAATTAATATTGGAGGAGACAAGAAATAATGGAAAATGCAAAAAGCACAATTTTTTATGGAGATGGTGAAATGGTTTGTCAGATACCCGAGACAAATAAAGTTACTGTCAGGTGGCTTGACGGATATCTGGAAGAATTCGAAGCTACGGAGGTGAGGTTCGGGAGTGGCCTCTTGTGGATGCGATTGAGCAATAAAACCAACCGCCATATACCGCTCGTACAGGTTCGCTGGTTCAGTCTGGAAAACGAAAGCCATCAGGCACTAAATTAGAATTAGATTGATCAGAAAGGCGGTGAGGATATCAAGCATGGACTTGGAGAAGAAAGCAATTGAGAGAATACAGATAGCCAGCGACATGAGCTTGCACCATTACGGGCAGCCTCTGGTATGTACATATTCAGGCGGGAAAGATAGTGATGTGATGCTGGAATTGTTTAAACGTTCGGGTGTGCCATTCGAGGTTCACAATAGCCACACGACAGTTGATGCACCACCGACGGTATATCATATCAGGGAAAAGTTTAGAGAGTTGGAATTGATGGGGATTGAAGCAAATATAACAATGCCTACATACCAAGGCAAGCAAATAACAATGTGGACATTAATTCCAGACAAAAAAATGCCGCCGTCAAGGACAATGAGATATTGTTGCTCGGTTTTGAAAGAAACAGGGTGTGCTAACCGTTTCATTGCTACTGGTGTCCGGTGGGACGAAAGTAATGCAAGAGCAGATAGAGCAGCTTACGAAACCATCACTTCGGCTAAAAAAAACAAGACAACAATTTCTGATGAAATCATGCTAATGAACGACAATTCGGAGAAACGGAAATTAACAGAACACTGCATGAAAAAAAACAAGATGGTTGTCAATCCGATTATTGATTGGACGCACCGCGATATATGGGATTTCATCAGGTCGGAGCGGATAAAGTACAACAAGCTATATGATTGGGGATATAGGCGGGTTGGCTGTATCGGATGCCCTATGTCCGGTATGGGGAGATGGAAACATTTCGCAGACTTTCCGACTTACCAAAGAGCATATGTAAGAGCATTTGACAGGATGTTAGAACGATTGGATGCGCGAAAGGGATGGAAAAACGGGTGGGATGTTTTCCTTTGGTGGATGGAGGATAAAAACGTGGAAGGGCAAATGAGCCTTGCCGATTTTGCAGAAGAATCAGAATGGTAATTAGGATGGACAAATAAAGAAAAGGGGAAAAGAGGTTTGCTGGCCAGCATAAAAGAGTACTCTTTACTCCTGAAAAATAATCAATGAATAAATTAACACACTTGTCCTTATTTTCCGGTATCGGAGGCCTTGACCTTGCAGCAGAGTGGGCCGGATTTGAAACTGTCGGACAATGCGAATGGGCAGATTATCCGACGAAAGTACTAGAAAAGCACTGGCCGGATGTAGAAAGATGGAGAGACATCCGTGATGTTACAGGCAGAGGCGTTAACGAGGTGACGTATATGGGCAAACACAGACAGGATTATGACCAAGCTGTTGATATGTATAACATGGGGCGGTCAATAGAGCAGATAGCTGAATATTACGGCGTTACCAGACAATCAATGTGGATGTGCCTTAAACGCCGAGGTGTTGAATTTCGGGACAATAAACGATACGGCTCTGACAATCATTTTTTCCGAGGTACAAAAGCAGACGATTATGCTCAAAATGTATTGGAAGAAGCCATAGAAAAAAACGTTGTTGTCAGGGAATCGAAATGTCAACAATGCGGCTATGAGGGTAACTTTGCCGACGGAAGAACAGCTATACAGGCACATCATTGCGACTATAATCGTCCTCTTGATGTAATGTGGTTATGTCAAAAGTGTCACCACGAATGGCACAAAAATAATAAAGCAAAGGAGGTGATGCCAAGTGAAGCAATGCCAAGGACAAATATCACTGTTCTCAGCGGAGGCTTCCCTTGACCATGCCAACCATTTTCCGTGGCTGGAAAGCAAAAAGGAAAAGGGGACGATCGTTATTTGTGGCCAGAAATGCTCCGGGTTATCCGAGAACTTAAGCCGCGTTGGGTTGTCGGTGAGAACGTACCTGGAATCTTGCGAATTGCCGCTGACGACGTTTGTAAGGACTTGGAACGTGAAGGCTACGACGTCGGGATATTTGATTATGAAGCTGCGGCTGTCGGAGCGCCGCACAGGCGGGAACGATTCTTCTTTGTGGCTAACAACACCGACTACGAGCGACGCATTTGGGGCAAGGAGCAGGAAATTTCAAGGCAAAAGCAACACCCCGACGACATGCGAGTTTGTGAAAATGTGGCCCACGCCAGACACACAGAATCATCGGGACGGGACAAAATTGAGAAAGGCTGCACATGGCCGTCATGCGGTCAGCTTGCACCATGCGGTGTGTATGTTTCCCACGCAAACAACCGGAGCGGGACTCTGTGGAGGGACGGGAAGTTTCCAGCTATTGGCGAAGCTTGCAGAACAGGGCATGATTACGGAGGGGGAGAGAAGGAGCATGTCACAAGGCAATGGTGGACAACTGAACCCAACGTGGGTAGAGTGGCTAATGGGATTCCCTGCCGGGTGGACCGACTTAAGTGTTTAGGCAATGCCGTGGTGCCCCAACAGGCATATCCGGTATTCAGGGCTATAGCAGAAATAGAGCGGGGTGATCAAGGTGTACTCACATGAAATACAAGCACTGCTCGATCGCAACAACCACACCATCAGCTCTGATGTGTACCGCGACATCGTGATCAGTTCCCGCCAGATCGACCACGTGCGGTATGATCCTTATCAGGAGTTCTTCCAGGCGTGGACCAGCGACGGGTATAGTTGGGAATTCAGGGTGGTGCCGGCGGGGCAATAAAATAAATTTAGGAGGCAGATAAAATGTTGAAACTAGGGGATAAAGTTACCATGAACGACAAATATTACGTCAGTGAGAAAAACAAGGGAAGGGAGTTTGTTGTCAAGGCAGGTCCGCAGATGGTATACGGCAAGGAATGTGTTTGGCTGGATGGCTACAGCGGGTGCTATGCGGCTGACGGGCTTACTGCGAAAATGAAGCCATATACCCGGGAAGAATTAGGCGATTACTTGTGCGAAAATTATTGCGACAACACCGAATATGGAAAACGTGCATTTACTGCAACGCCTGACGGCCCTAGTATGTGTGAGGGGCGCTGGTGTGACGAAAACTATGAAACATACCTGGACGCTGTGGAGCACGGCGGGGAAGATTATATAAGTGAGGATTGATTAAATTGAAATTTGAGAGAGGGAAGGTGTTGTATGCGATATACATGGGAATACAGTGACAATGCAGATTTGTGGCGACATGATGTATTTGAGAATGCAGAGGATTGCATTAAAGATGCAAAGGAGAACTATGATGTGACTCCTGGCGATATTATATTTATCGGAGAAGTAGCACCTTTTGAAATCACGGTCAACGCAAACACTGTACTTGATCAGGTTGAAGAGGATGCACAAGAGGCTTGCGGAGAGGTTGCCAGTGATTGGTATACATATAATTATAAAAACGACAAAGCAGCCCTTAATGAGTTGTCTGACCAACTTACGGAATGTGTTAAGAGTTGGTTGGAAGAACAAAATAATATGCCAACTTTTTATCATTTGGAACAAATAAAAAAATATGAAGTATATTAAATTTTGGAGGTGAATGCATGAATTTACAAGAAGCAATAGAACATTGCGAGGAAAAAATAGATTGCACAGAATGCGGACAGGAGCATAAGCAACTTGCAGAATGGCTGAAAGATTTAGTACAGTATCGAAAGATGAAATTAGAGACACAGAAGGTGGTTTTGCTGACGGAAAAAGAAGTGGAGGAATTAGAACGCTTTCGCAAAAGGCGGCAGCATTTCGGCGGCGATCTGGAAATAGCCAATATCCACAATGCACCAAGCTCTTTCCCGGAAATGTATAAAAGGGTTTTCGGGACAGAATCAACGGAAAACAGTCTTTTCGGGCGGCCTTGGTATTCAGACAAAAAAGATGATGTGGTTAGGCTGTACGAAACGGCGTTGTCTGAGGGTTATACGGTAGAGGAAAATTAATTTCAGGAGGTGAAATTTTGGAGCTGAAAGAATTACTAAGAACAGAGGTCAATAGTGCCTTAATAACAATAAAAAATCATGATAGAGATAATGGTTTTTTCCGAGATACTGTAACGGAAATTGAAAGAGATCTGGGAAGTAGAAATTATGAGCCTATTGGAATTTGTAAAAATGTCCCTTTTAAATGTGGGACATCAAGTGCATCAGTGGCATTTGTTTATAAGTACGATGGTGAAATATATTGGTGTCATATGCCAACAACATACTGGTATCACCTGTTGGCGGACTGTTTTGGGCGCAAAGAAGCAGAGAAAATTTATTGTGAGATTTTACATCCAATAAATTAACATTATCCGGCTGATCCGGGGAAAAGGAGGCGGCGGTGAAGTGTCCATATAGAAATTTTTCTAACTGTATAGTGCAAGAATGCCCCTCGTGCGAATATGTGGAGGCGCAGCATAAGGTTTTGGGCGGCAGAAAACCCCAGTATATGAGCGATGAAGATGCTATCAAAGCGGGGTGTCTGTGGGAAGAATCGAAAACAGAATACAAATTTGTCGCCTGCAAATTAATTGAAGCGGGTACTCAACCAGTACCACAGAAGAAAGAAATAATAAATAATACATCAATAACAAAAGTGTCGATTAAAAAGAGTATATTTTAGGAGGATTTTTGCGATATGAGGAAATGGGATTCAAATAAATCAAAGCCAGGAGGAGAAACAAATGGAAGTAAGGGAGTTTTTCAGAAAAACAAATGAGATATGCAAAGATAACGACTGCCACGTATGCCCAATATGTGAGCATTGCAGTGATGGCATATTTATAAGCGCAGACGATGCCGAGGAGCTGGTGGCGATTGTAGATGGATATCGGAGCGGGAGGGAGGGAGTGACGATTATGGACACGAAAAAAGCCATAGCTATTATGAGGGACGGGACTAATGCAAAAAACTACAGTGAAGCCAAAGAGGCGAAACAAATAGCTGTCAGGGCGATGGAAAAGCAGATACCGGAAAAGCCTGTATATACTTGCAATAGAGAGGTCATACACTGCCCTAGCTGCGATTATGATTTGATGGGTGGCGTGGGTAATGATGAAGAAATTATACATTGCTGGAACTGTGGGCAGAAGCTTGACTGGTAAAAATAAAGATTGATACAGGAGGGAGTGATAACATGGCGCATCATTACAAAAGTCACTGCAAACAGTGCTACGCTTATAAGCATTGCAGTAAGGTAGAAGAGAGAATGGCCTATGTTGCATGGTGGAACAAGAACGGCCAGCCTATAGGGATGGAAAATCATGATTGTTTTGCATCACCGGAAGAATTCGAAAAAGACTTAAAAAACAAACAGAATATTAGAATCTCGTATTGTAAAAAATGGAGGGATTAGTATGGTATGGTTCGATGTAAAGGTTGACATAAAGTTGACTGATGAAGAAAGAAAAGCTATTGAAGTTGCCCAGAAAGTCCTGAAAGAAATAGACCGGAAAATATGGGATGAAGATGTTGAAGAATACGTAACCCTGAACTGCCAGCCCGGAGATATGGCCGAAGGGTTGCAGTACATCTTAGATAACAACATTGTATGCTAGGTTAATTTTAGGAGGTTGATTTATGGGACGAAGCGTTGAGGTTAAAAGTTATGACTATGAGCAGTTGGTAAAAGAGATTAAGGCATATTACAAAACTACTGATAGTGCCCTAATCGAAAAGATATTGCTTGCCGGTGGCGATAAGATAGGAGACAGATACATAATCCTAAACAATGAATTCTGGGAGACTTATGATAGTTATTATAATGTGACATCAGTACTGGACGAATATTTGGGTAACGAAGAATTGGACGACGTATTTGGCAAGGTATTCTGCACATTTGATAAAAAAGCTGATTGCCGCAGTGTCGCACCGAGCGCAAGCAAGGAGGAAATATATCAAGCTTGCAAACTTGGCGAGTATGCAGAAGATTGATTTTCACAGGAGGACTCAAAATGAACAAAAGAGTGCGTGACTTGAATTGGGATGATTACGGCATATCCAAAGACAGATACGATGAACTTCGAGCATTTTGCCGACAATACGAGGAAAAGAAGAAAAAAATAAAATATGGACTTCCGGCCGTGAGGTTTGACGGGATGCCACGAGGGACCGGCGTGAGTAATCAGACAGAAGGGGCGGCCATCCAGAACGAAGAACTGCGAAGAGACTGCCAGCTGATAGAGGAGGCGGCGATCCGCGCGAATCCAAGCATATACAGGCACATACTGAGAAGCGTGACCAAGAACATCCCGTATGAGATGGTTGAATACGATCATGAATACGGACGGATACCTGTGGGTAAGACGGATTTTAACGGATACCGCCGATTATTCTACTTCAATTTGCATCTTTTGAAAAATGGGTTCAAACTGAGCGACATAGTGTGATATAACTGTATTAGCGGTATTTGGGAATAATATATTCTCCCTGATAATGTTCCTAAATTACTGGTCCCTCCTCTCCAATTTTATATACGGCTTCCGGGTGTCACAGCCCGGTCGCCGATTGTTTCATGACACTCTCCTTTGAAAGAGGCATTTGCTACTTAGCGCGACAGGTGTCTCTTTTTGCGAGAGGAAAATAGGTGGGTATCCTCTGATGAGGTAGGCAAGCGGCGCAAGAGGCAAACGCAAATAATTATATACGGAACGGGTGATAGATATGGCCTTAACGGAAAAACAAAAGCGGTTTGTGGATGAATACCTGATTGACTTGAATGCTACTCGCGCATATAAGGCGGCGTATCCAAGTTGTAAGAAGGATGAAGCTGCAAGGGTTAACGGAAGCAAGGCACTAACAAATACTAACATCGTAGAATACATTGAGCAACGCATGAAGGACAGAGAACAGCGAACGGAGATCACCCAAGACGAGGTATTGCGTGAATTGGGACGGCTTGGATTCTTTGACCCGAGAAAACTATTTCACGCCGATGGAAAACCGAAAGATATTACGGAGCTTGATGATGATACGGCAGCATGTATTGCCGGTCTGGATGTGCAGGAGGTATATGAGGGGTACGGTGAAGATAGGGAGTTTGTCGGCTATATTAAGAAATATAAGCTGACCGATAAAAAGGGATCACTGGAACTGATTGGCCGGCACCTGGGCATGTTCAAGGACAAAGTGGAAATGTCCGGCGGAATGGAAGTAAATAATCCCTTTGCCGGTCTGTCGACTGAAAATTTAAAGAAGCTAATAGACGATGGATAAAAAATTGATACAATTAGGTGCGAAGATAGAACTTGCCCGGCGGGAGTTCTTTTTTTATTGCAACTTAAAAGCGCCCAGTTTCTACAAGAGAGATCGCCGTTATCTAATCGACCTCTGCAATGAATTCCAAAATTTCATTCAGTCCGATGAAGATGTAATGATTGTTAACGAGCCACCCAGACATGGAAAGTCGCGCACTGCTGGACTTTTGGTAGAGTGGGTGTTGGGCAATGACCCAAAACAGAAGATCATGACTGGTTCTTATAACGAAACATTATCAACCATGTTTTCGAAAAATGTAAGGAATGATATACAGGAAGTAAAAGCCGATATATACAAGCCGGTATTTTCGGATGTGTTTCCAGGCATCCGGATTAAGTGTGGTGACGGCGCCATGAACCTGTGGAGCCTGGATGGAGGATATAATAATTACCTGGCCACATCCCCCACCGGTACGGCCACTGGTTTCGGCGCGACGCTGTTAATTATAGATGACCTTATCAAAAATGCCGAAGAGGCCAATAATGAGTTGACAAAAGAAAAGCACTGGACTTGGTTTACAGATACCATGTTGTCCCGCTTGGAAGAGGGCGGGAAGATCATCATCATCATGACCCGTTGGGCATCAGATGACCTCGCAGGACGGGTGCTGGAGCATTTCAAAGAAGCTGGTGCGAAGATGCGCCACATCAGCATGAAAGCCCTCCAGGACGACGGCACCATGCTTTGTGACGAAATCCTGTCCCGAAAGTCCTATGATGCCAAAGTGAAGGCGATGGGCGATAATATCGCCAGTGCAAATTATCAGCAGGAACCAATTGATTTGAAAGGGCGGCTTTATACTTCGCTCAAGACCTATACCGAGCTGCCGAAGGATCAGAGCGGCAACATGCTCTATTCATCGGTCAAGAATTATACAGATACAGCAGATACCGGCGACGATTATCTTTGCAGCATTAACTATGTAGTGTATAACAATGAAGCTTACGTCATTAATGTTCTATACACCAAAGCGGGCATGGAGATTACAGAACCAGCTACTGCCAAAATGCTTTATGACGATAACGTAAATACGGCAGACATCGAATCTAATAATGGCGGCAGAGGGTTCGCGAGAAACGTGCAGACTGAATTGAAAAATAGATATGGATCAAACAAATGTCATGTTGCCACTTTTCACCAGTCGAAAAATAAGCAATCAAGAATTCTGTCAAACAGCACGTGGGTAATGAACCATGTTTACTTCCCTGTCAACTGGGTGGATAAGTGGCCGGAATATTATAAAGCAATGACAAGGTATCAAAAAGAAGGTAAAAATGCGCACGACGACGCTCCCGATGCCACTACGGGAATTGCAGAAAAGAACAACAGAGGCAAGCGCGAAAGTCTAATATAAGATATTAATTGTGCAATTTACCATTTGGGTGCCAGAAAACGCGAGTTTAGACAAAACGAAAAGGTTAAAAATTGTGCAACATACACAAAATATAACATTCGTCCTTTGACGGATGCTTTTTATACCAAGAGAGGGCGGTGATATTATCAAAACGGCACAGGATTTCTACGCCGCAGACGACATGGCGGCATTTATTTCCATGGCAATAGCAGAATACAAGGCCTCAGCAGAGTTCAAGCACATGCTGGAAGCCGAGGCATATTTCCACGGTGACAACATTGCTATTGCCAACCGCCCCAAATGGAAAATGACCAAATCGGGGAAGGAAATAACGTTTAGTCAGAATATTGCAATATCAAATTTTTTCTTTCGGTTTACCGTTCAATTGAATCAATTTCTATTGGCGAATGGCGTACAACTTGACGATGGGATCAAAGAAAAGCTGGGAGCCGGTTTCGATAATTCATTCGAAGAAGCGGGGGAAATGGCACTAATGAACAGCGTGAGCTATCTATTTTTCGATCTCGACCATGTGGAAAAATTCGAGGCCGCAGGGGATAAAGGCGGCAAAGGGTTTTTGATGCTATTTGACGAGCGCACGTCAGAACCTACAGTTGGCATAAGATTCTGGCAAATAGATGATATGCGGCCGATGTATGTTGAATTATTTGAGATCAGTGGGATAACGGAGTTTGACACGAGCGATAATAACCAGCTTAAAATGACACAGCCAAAGCGCTCCTACAAGCGCAAAACCACAAATTATCCGGGCGGGATACTTCCGGCAGAGGTGAAAGAGGCTGGAGATTACGGCGTACTTCCGATCGTGCCATTTTACGCAAACCGGCACCACCGCAGCGAGTTCACTAAGCCAATCAAAACCAAGATCGATATGTACGATAAAATATTTTCTGATTTCGGGGATAATCTGGAACGCACGAATGATATCTTATGGGTAATCAATAATTATGGCGGCACGACAGACGAAATTAAAGAAATGATTGCCGAAATCAATGAATTAGGAGCTACATACTCACAATCTGATGGAAGCGGAAATTCCTCGATAATGCCGCACACAATCGAGGTTCCATATGCCGCCAGACAGATAGCCTTGAAAATACTGGAAGATTCTCTGTATGCTGATTATATGGCTATGAACTTTTCGGAAATATCTGGCGGGTCATTGACCAACGTTGCTATTGATACAGCAAAATTCAATCTGAATACAAAATGTAACCGATTCGAGTATCAGGCATTCCAGGCGGTCAGAAAACTACTGCAAATCGCTGGTGTCGAAACGGAAAATATCAAGTTCCGGCGGCAGGCGGTATCTAATCAAACAGAGAATATCAATAACGTGTTGGCTATATATGACCGGCAGTTGATTGATAAGCAAACGGCACTGGAGAAGTTGGACAATATCGACATTGATGAAGTAGAGACCATAATGGAGCGACTAAAGGAAGAGGAAGCAGCTGCCATGTCCGACATGAGCGCAGAGCGCGAACTCGCAAGGCTGAGAGAGGAAAATGAGCGATTGGCGCAGGAGGGCAATACCGATGAATGAGCATGACCTAATCAGATTTATGGGGAGATTCCCGGACGCAATAAACCAGCCTCCATGGGTGGCAAAGAAATGGAAGTGTAGTTTGTGCGGTGATATTGTTAAACATGAACACGCGATAGAGAATCCCGCGCCATGCAAAATATGTGGTTCGATAGGATTTGAACCGTTAGAGCGGGAGGGCAAGGAAGAATGAAACGTGGTTGCGGCTATTATGCTAAGTATGTTGAACATGGGGTAAAAAGAAAACAGGAGGGAATTACTATGTTACAAATTGATATAAGTAAGGAATTGGAACAGCACAACCAAAAGCTTGAAAAGGCAAGGGCATATGCCGAACAGGTTTTGGCAATCGAGATGTTGGAATATCACAACAAAAATTACCTGTCAGGCGACAACAAATCGCGTTCCGAAGAAAAACAGGCGCTTTTGCGGGAGTTGATATTGTATATTAAGTAATATCCGTCTTCTGGCGGGATAAGTTTGAAAGGCGGGGAGAGATGGAGAATAAAATTAAATTGATTGACAAAAACACTGATTTATCAAACGTTAAACCTTTTGATTGGGATGTCAACGTTAAAGGCCGTCCATATTACGTCGCAAAAATTAATGGTCATATCCATTCTATCGGCGGCTACTGGGGCGGAAATGATTATTGGTGCTGGCCGCGAGATGAACAGCCGACACATAAAAATCTGATACAATTTGCTGGCGCTCGTTGCAGGTGGGGATTCCGTGTTGATGATAGCAACTACATACGAAATAAGCACGGAGCCGAAGTTCTACATAATCACTATGCCGTTATTACACGAAACGGCGAGGACTTCTATTCCTTTGCGCATGGCGGTCTTGGAGATGCGGCGGCGAAAGCACAAACTTTGATCGACGAATTTGAGGACCATCCCGCATGGATTAACGAGATTGATTTTGATAAGAATTTGATAGGCCGTAAAGTATGGTGGCGGGAATCGCCCGGAATCCTTGATAAGAATATTTGGTGGTTTCGTGATTAGCCATGGAGGGCGAAGAGAATGGACAGATTTAAATTTAGAGCATGGGATAAAGAGGCCGAGAAGATGATCAGCTTCGAAGCATTAAAAAACATGACTAGTCTTGTCGGCAACGAAGCTGTAACGCGCAAGGGTGTGTTTTACCCGTTTTTAATGGAAAAATTGGAATTCATGCAGTGTGTCGACCGGAAGAGCAAAAGCGGAAACTTAATATATGAGGGTGATATTGTCTCATGGCGGCAGTTCTGCACAGGGGTAGTCGTTTTTTCTTGTTGTGGATTTTTCATAGAGTGGGATTCCGAAGGGTTCGGCAGAGAAATTTATGCGTGGCTGGGTGAACTTGAAATTATCGGAAATATATACGAAAACCCAGAATTACTTGAGGAGATTAAAAGAAAAAGAAAGGTAGGAGGGAATAGTCTATGACGCGCAATAAAGTAATAATGGACATACAAGATATTTTAAATTCCGTTGATAAAATCAAGGATATTTCAGAATTAAATATAAAAATTATCGCAGAAGGTGATCGTGGTATTTATACAATAAACGCAAAATTGATCGAACGGGATGGCCCAACTCAACCAGATGAAGCACTTTAACACTCATCATTCGGAGGGAAAATGAAAACACATCAAATTATCGCACTGCAAAAACAATACGGGAACATAACGCTGGATGAAGTAATAGCTATATTAAACAGAAAATATATTTGCCCCAAATGCAGCGGAAAAGGATTGGAAAAGGTTATTACAAGATATGGTTCGTATGGTTATTCGGAAGACGAATACGAAAATAGAGATTGCGATACTTGCGATGGTCACGGATATACCGAAAAAGAAATGATTCCCGATGTGATAACAAAAGTAGTTGGTTATGAATTAAAATAAAACATCAAAACTATTTTCGATAGGGGCATGTGAATGAAAGAACACTTTGAGTCACTCAACAAAGAAATAAAACATTGGAGCGGACGCAAATTTAACTTTTCAAAGGAGCACATTTGCGAAGAGGCGAAAGAAAGCTCATGTAATTTACTTTATGACACATTGAGCAAGAAGTGGTTTTATGTTGACGAATATATAGAGGAATTCAGTTATTGTCCACATTGCGGGGTAAAATTGCAGGATTTGTTATGATAAAAATATAAAACAGCAATATCAACATTAAGACATCCGAGGAGATGTCTTTTTCTGTGTCATGAAGGGCGGTGATGTCATTTCAATATTCAGCAAATCAAAAGAAGCACAAGAACGCTATTGGTCACAGAGGGCGGAGAGGGTTATACTGGCTTCGGAGAAAACCGCCGAGGAAATGACCGCCGATCTCGCAAAAACATACAGAGAAGCACAAAAGGCCATACAGAAAGAAATTGAAAGCTTTTACGGAAAATATTCACGCGATGCCGGCGTGACGTTGGAAGAGGCCCGCCAAGCCCTCAGCAAATCAGAGATGAAATCCTATCTCGAACAGACGCAGGAATACTATGATGCGATCAAGGAGACGGGACATGCATTCGATCCGGCATACCGGCAGAAACTACACCGGCGGCTGTCCTTAAAATCCACGGTGAGCCGTCTGGAGGCGCTACAGGACGACATACAATTTCAAATTGAGAAATTGTACGCACAGGAGCAAGACACGTTCGGAGAGGGTTTAGGTGTCGTATACGAGGATGCATACTATCGGACAATATTCAATATCCAGCAGGGACTAGGCTTCGGTTCTCCATTTTCTTCGCTGGATACGAAAACGATAGAAAAAGCTGTATCGCAGAAGTGGCTGGGCGAGAACTATTCTGACCGAATATGGACGGACAAGGACCGGCTGACTATTTCGATGGGGCAGATCATACCGCGCAGAATTGCGCTTGGTAATAACCCCCGGATTATCGGCAATGATGTAGCTGATCAGCTGGGTGTTCGGCGATCCTATGGTGAGCGGTTGGCGAGAACGGAAACGAATTTTATCGCCAATGCCGCAACGTACGACACTTACGAAGAAGCCGGTATTGAGCGATATCAGTTTTTGGCCACACTTGATAATCGCACATCAGATATCTGCCAGAGTCTTGATTTGAAGATATTTAAATTGTCGGAAAAAATAGTGGGAGTGACCTACCCGCCCACGCATCCTAATTGTCGGAGTACCACGGTCGCATATTTCCCGCCAGACGAGATCGATGCTATGTTTGACGATGTAGCAACGCGAATTGCCCGCGATCCCGTCACTGGAAAAAATTATTACGTTCCCGCAGACATGCCGTACAAGGAATGGCGCGCGAGTTTGACGGAAGATCAAGGGAAAGAATTTTTGTCCACCCAAAAACGCGAAAAGTATTACGAAAGCGACAAGGAGCAGTTGGCAAGCTACAAGCGATTTATTGCAGCTGCCAAAAAAGAACACGGCAGCGAACTTGTATCTGGCTTGTTCGAGGGAATACCGACAACCATTGCTGGGTTCCAAGAAATGAAATACTTGGATTCGAAGAGATGGGAAATCATCAAGGACAATAGAAAGCAATTAACCGGCAGTTGGTGGAAAGAAGAGCTTGAAAAGAAGAAAGCGCAGGGATAATCAATGGCGAAAGAAGCTGATTTCAGAGAATTGGAGAAGTTTTTAGAGAATTGGACGGATGCCTATAATGATTTCGACGATTTTTTGAGAAAGTTTCTCTTGGAGATGGCCTTGCGGGCCGTTGCCAAAATAGTAGGAAATACACCAGAGGATACCGGTGCACTGCGTAACTCGTGGGGAGTTGGAAACCAGGCGCTCCAAGTCGGCAGAACGAAAGAACAAGCCCCGTCCGCATTTGAGCAGGCCGCCACAATTGAAAGCGTGGAAGTGGTCGGAGATTCATTTGAGATAACCATATTTAACTTGATGAATTATGCTTCTTTTGTTGAATTTGGCTATAGACTTCGCAACGGAAGGTGGAAAGATGGCCGATTTATGATGACAATCGGAATTGACCAAGTGCAAAAACAGATTCCGGCCCGCTGGAGCAAAGCGTTCAAGGCTTATTTACAGAGCAAGGGAGCGAACTGATTATGAAATATCGAAAGAAGCCAGTTGTGATTGAGGCGGTACAATATAAAATCATAAGGGAAATACCGTGTAAGTTTGGAAATCACAAAGAATCAAACAGCATGGAAATAGCTCAATTTATGGAATCAGTATTACATGTCCATTTTGACAAAAAGGGTGAATATATTGAAATTGAAACTTTGGAAGGCGTTATGAGGGCCGATATTGGCGATTACATTATCAAAGGTGTAAGCGGTGAGTTTTATCCCTGCAAGCCCGACATATTTGCCAAAACATACGAACCGGCTGAATAAGGAGAATTGATATGAAACGACAAGTAACCACAATCACCAAAGAATACGATAAGGAAGGAAATCTTATCAATGAAATCACCGAAACTACTCTGGAAGAGGATGACGGCTATATTTATCCACAACAATCCTATCAGTGGTGTCCGCCAACCAGAAATCCACTTATGTCAACGTACGAAGGCGCGTGTAGTTGCAATAAGGAATAACCCCGCTCTTCATCATTGCGCATAATTTGAGGGAGGTAAACAACAATGCAATCATTTGAAGAGGTAATGAATAGATGGGTCGATCGCATCAAGACAAATACGTACGGCGAACAATCACGCGAACCAATAATGATAGACGTTGATTTTCTCACAGAAACCAACGCGGATGCCGCTTCTGAATTTGTATTTACACTATGCCCGGAGGGAGTTGTAATGGAAACCGAAACTAAAACTTTGCAAGAGTGGGCCGACATTGACGGATTAATAATCTATGACCCGGATGGATTTGACCGCAGCGACCCCGAAATAATGTCTCGAAAATTTACAAGACAGGAGTATGATGCGAGAATTATGCTTTGTTCGATCATTGGCAAGCCTGTAGATTGCAAGCAAGCAGAGAAAGACAATAATGCCTTGGAAATCTCCGACGACGATATTAAAATACTCAAAGATATTGCAACAACACACAGGCATTATACCCATACCGACTATAGATTAGAATGCGCCAGCGCAATCAAAATTAATGAGATTATAGAAGCGCTGGCCGAGGCCATTGAAGATTGGCTCGGAGGCGGTGACAAATGAAAAAAGACTATCTATGCCCAGATTGCGGAAAGCGAATAGCGACATACAGTGACGATGCCGAGAGCGAAGGCGTTTTTTGCTGGTGCAAATCGTGCCGGGGCGAGAAAGAAATTAAAATAGAAAATAATACCCGCATTAACAATTGGCCTTTAGAGATTCCGGAGCACGTGCCGGAATCAGCGAAAACATATTGGGATAGATGTCCACTCTGTCAAATGATCACAGAATCAACGCACCCAACACTCAAAATGAAGTATCGTTGTGTACCTGGCGGTGTCAGTATTTTTGTGTCATTGTTAGAAATAGCACATCTGAGCAATGAAGAATTTTTAAGAATTATTAATTTAAAAATGGAAGAGGCATGTCACTATTGCCAGTGTGAAAGAGAAGAGGAATAAGAGCCAAAAGGAGAGCCAAAAAGATGAAAGAGTATAAAAGAGTTGAGCAAGTCGTATTCAAAGATATTCCATCTGGAATCTATTGCGACAAATGCGGCAAAACGATAGGAATGGAACAATGCGGGCAGGCGGGAAAAAGATATTACGAAGTAATCACCGGTCACAATGATTGGGGAAATAGCAGCCACGAAAGCGTAAAAAATCTTGATTTTTGCTCATACGAATGTTTGACAGAGCATCAAAATGATTACTTTTTAAACGCATCGGGATCAGCGTATTATGAAATAAAGCTAGACTATGCAAAACAATAAAATAATTAGAGCCATCGAGCCATTCATTTCCTAATCGGAGGTGGGTGGCTTTTTTTATTGCCCGAACTCGCTTAGCGTGGAACCGCTATAAAAGCCAGGAGCGAGAATTGCAAAACAGCAACCAAGAAACCAAATACTCTAGCGTGGAACCGCTATAAAAGCCAGGAGGAGTACGCACATGGATATTTTAGCAATCATCAAAGACAACTTGCCGGAAGGGGTGGAGGTCACAGATAAGACCTTGAAAGCAATTGAAAAAGAAATTAAGGCCGAGCAGGGCAAGGAGTTTGTGCCGAAAGAGCAGTACAGCAAAAAAACGGACAGGATCATCGAGCTGGAAGCCGAAAACAAAGACCTGCAAGGGAAGTCTGCTGATGCGGATACGTATAAGCAGAAATTTGAGGATTTGCAAACCAAGTACGATGCTGATATCGCGGCCAAGGAAAAAGAATACAGCGATTACAAAACCAATGTCGAATCGGAAAAAACCACATCGGCAATCACGGCAGATATCGAAACGCGATTACTCAAAGACGGCGCAAATCAGAAACTTGTCAAGCTGCTGCTGAAAGAGGTTGATGTAGCAAAAGCTGAGTACAAAGATGGCGCAGTGACCAATTATGACGACCTAATAAAAACGGTCAAGGAAAGCTATGCCGACGTGTTCGGGACAACTACCACTATCGGAGCGGGAGTGGCTACGCCGCCAGCAGGAGCCGGTGGGAAGCCGGATTATGTAAGCCAGCTTACTGCTGCAAGAAAAGCAGGAAGCACACAGGATGCGATAAGGATTAAAACAGAAGCCGCCGAAAATGGGGTTTATTTAATTTAAGAAAAGGAGATATAAAATATGCCAGTAGTAGCAGGAATTGGAACAACTTGGAACCTTCCGAACTATGCGGGGGAATTATTTACAGCAGCACCGACTGCCACGCCGCTTTTATCGATGATCGGCGGTTTGTCAGGAGGAATTACGACCACGAATGCGGAATTCCCGACCGCACAGCTTTTTGATTATCCGGACGCAGAGCAGCCGGGGATATCGGAAGCAGCTTCAGCAACCGCACCGGCAGCAAGGCACATTGAGCGCAACCAGGAAACCAACGTAGTACAGATTCACCAGGACACCACGGACTTGACTTACCACAAGCTTGCCAATACGGGCAGGATGGCCGGACTCAACACGGCGGGCCAGACACCGAACCCGGCCGGGGAATTGGCTTGGCAGATTCAGCACAGCCTGCTTGTTCCGGCAGCCCGAAATATCGAATATTCGTTCATTGCCGGAAGATACCAGTTGGCCACAGGGGTTAGTGTACCAAATAAGACAAGAGGAATGCTCCAATTATGTGAGGATGGTACCAATATCGCCGCAGCGGGCGCGGAATTGACTTTTGATATGCTACAGTCATTGTATCAGGAGATGGCTGACAACGGGGCTTATTTTGAGAATATGGTTATGTTTGTTCCGGCGAAACTCAAGCAAAAGATTTCTTCCATTTACGCAAGTCTCCCTGGTGGCAATTTGCCGCCATCGAGAAACGAGGGCGGTATCAATATCACAGATATCGAAACGGATTTTACGAAAATTGGCGTAGTATGGAATCGGTTCATGCCGAACGGCGCTATTTTGCTTTGCGATATCGCATATATGGCACCGGTATTCCTGGAAGTTCCGGGCAAGGGAGTATTCTTTGTAGAAGAGCTGGCAAAAGTCGGTGCCAGCGAGAAACGTCAGCTATATGGAGAAGTAGGACTTGACCACGGCCCCGCGTTCCTGCATGGCTCAATAACAGGTCTGGCGGTGTAATATGGGCCGGTTTGTTTGGGATGCAGGGAAAAACAAAGCCATCCCGCTATCGGAAATAAGTATTGAACCGGAGCAGGGGGAAACCCTTGCTCCAGCCGTTCCGGAGGAATCCACGGATTACAACGACATGAACGACGAGGCCCTTGCTGCCCTTGCCGCTGAAAGGCACATTGATACCACAGGGAAAACCCGTAGGCAGGTGATAAACGCGCTTCGCAAGGCCGACGAACAAGGTTAAACGCCATTGGCTTTAGCAGCATAGAACGGTATCATGAACCGTAGGCGGGTTATGCTCCCCCGCCTTTTTCTGTGCTTATAATCAGGAGTGGATAAAAAAAGGAGCGATAATTATGTTATTATGGATTTTTGTTATTTTTCTTATCGGAGGAATTATATGTTGGAAATTTATTGATGATAATGGTTTTGCTTTTGCTGCGATGGTAATCGGCGTGGGTGGGTTGATGGTCTGCGTTCCAATTGCGATTGGCGCTCATGCCTGGGTTGATGGGGACTTGTTGGAATTTCAAAACTACAGACAATCTATCGAATATAAGCTGGACAGCGGTTTGTATGAAGACGAATTTGGAGTAAATGACAAGGAGATCATCAACGAGATCAGATTTTATAATGAATGCGTAATTAATAGGCAACGATATATCGGGAATTTTTGGATAGGGATATTTAATCCTGATGATTTTACAGAATTAGAAATCATTGATTACAATATCGTTCCTGCCAGAGAATAAAGGATGGTGATACACATGCTGACAGAACTTTCACGACAACAGATAATTAATAAACGGCAGGAGCGGACGGAGAAACCCGAGCCAGAAAAAACGGTTGCGAAAAAGTCGAAAAAGGAAAGCATATTTGCGCCGGAAAGCGAGGCGGTATCGGATGAATTGTAAATATTGTTCGAAAACATTTTGTGTTGGCGCGGACATTGAAATTAATAAAGGCGCAGCGGATGGTAGTTGTCCGCAAATCGCAGTAATTCATCAGGCAAAAAATGATACACCGGGCATTGTTCTGATTAAAGATCACATGGCAAACGGATGTTTCGAAATTAATTACTGTCCTATGTGCGGCAGAAAATTGACAAAGGACGAGGTGAAGGATGAATCAGCCGATAATTGAATTTAAGACACAAGAAGAACTTGACGCAAGTCTTGCTGAATGGCAGCGCATTTTATTTTTGACGGACTGGATTATCAAGGCAACATTGTCGGACCCCGGCACACACTGGCAATAAACGGTGAACGGGTGTGTGGCATAAACGAGTATCAAGCGGCCATTAAAGTGGCGTCGGTAAGAATTGAGCGATTAACCGATGACACGAAAGACCGGATAGCAATAGGATGCCACGAGTTGACATTGGTACATGAATTATTGCATTGCAAATTTTTATTTACAGACAATGCGCCAAATACCACTGAAAGCGGATTTATGGGGCTTGCAGAGCATCAATTGATTGAACAAATGGCGAAGTCTCTAATCATGACAAAGTACGGAATCAAATTTGATTGGTTTAAGAATTTTTAAGGATGGTGGAGATTGATGAAAATAATCAAAGAGGGCAACAGGACAAGAGTTTCCCCTACATACCGCTTTGAATGTTGCGCCCGCGGCTGTATTTTCGAATGCGAAGCCGGGAAATGCCGGCAATTATCTATTATTGGCGGTTCCGTAGCTTTGATTGCGAGATGTCCGACATGCAATAACGATGTGGAGGTGATGACTCGTGAACCTGCTTAGTATAGTCAAAACCCTGCTGGGGATAACGGACGATTCCAAGGACATGATCTTAACGCTATATATCGACATGACCATGCAGCAGATATCGAACTACATCAATCGCGCAGAATTGCCGAATGAATTGACTTACGTCGCAGCACAGATGGTTGTCGACGCGTACAATGAAATGCTGGATGCAAGCAAAACAACAACCGGAAAAGCAACGAGCGTTTCGGAATCCGGTCGGTCGGTGTCATTTGATTCGTCGCTGGCAACAATGGCAATTGAGCGCCGGATCGAGGATAGGCAGAAGCAGCTAAACAGTTTCAGGTTGCCGTTTAGGAGGGGATAGCATGGATAGTTTTGATTTCGGCATCATAGGCGGCATTATTGGCGATTATATGGACAGCGACGAGATAGATATTTACAGGGCGTCATTGATTGAGTTGCCCGACGGCTCATTTGCCCCAAGCGATCCGAATGTGCCATTTTATTCCGGTATTAAGGTTCACATATCTTTTTCGGACGTTGACAATCCTGATCCCGTAGCAGTGGGCGCTGTGCCTATCATCCACGCTTTGCGCATTAACTGTGCCGTTGGGATAGACTTGCAAAATGCTGACAGAATCATAGCGCGCAAGATGGCGGTTGATGGCACAGTGCTTGAAACCTATGACGGCGTTATTGGTGCGCCGGTGGTCAATCAATCGCGACAAGAGGCGACAATGAGCGTCAGGCAGGGGGTGTGACATTGTACGAGATTGTATCTACCAGCGTCACCAGCGGCCTTGTAATAGCCCTGGGTGAAGCATTCCCGGGAGCAATGCGATTTCGGGAAACAGCGCCGGTTCAGCTGCTTGTATACCCGCATTTTTTCATTCAGCAACTCACGCTTGATATACAAGCGGAGCGACAAAATCACTGGATGGTTTCTTATTTTGTGACAATTCGTTATCATGTCGCTGCCGATCCAAGTAGCGTCAACCTTTTGCAGCAGCAGCTTGATGATATAAGCATCCGGTTACTGTCGGATTTGGAATATATTACGTGGAATGGCATGCCGGTGCGATTAACTGGCCGGAGGACGGAAAAGGTCGACGGCGTACTCCACTTTTTTTGCAATATTTCTGTCATGGCAACGAAGCCGGTTGAGCTCGGGCCATTGCAAGAACAGATTGAAACAAATATCACGATTTAGCGCGCGTCTGCCATTACCGGCGGGCGCATTTATTATGTAAATATTAAGGAGGTAATACATGGGTGGCAGATGGATCAGCCAAAACAAGGTCAGGCCCGGGGCGTATATCAACTTCACCGCCGTTTCAGCCCCGACTATGCAGGTTGGAGATAGGGGAATAGGTACATTGGCTATACCGCTTTCATGGGGACCGGAAAATACTCTCATAGAAGTGTACAGCACCGACCTCACGGACGGCAGTAGCCTGTCAAAAGTAGGTTTCACGGCTTTCGATGCGGAAGCCAAACTGCTCAATCTTATGTTGTCTGGCTGTTACAAGGCGCTTGTCTATAGGCTTGATGGCGGCGGTGTGAGGGCAACGGCAACACAGGGCAGCTTGACGGCAATTGCAAAGTATCCCGGAACCAAGGGCAATATGATTACTATAGTCATAACCGAATCCGATGGCCTTTTTACGGTCACAACCTACGTTGATGGAGCAAGCCGGGACGCACAAACAGCTCCCACGGTGCAGGAGCTTGTAAACAACGATTATGTGGAGTTCAGCGGATTTGGTGCATTGGCTATAAATGCCGGCATTACTCTGACTGGCGGCACGAACGGCACAGTAACGCCAGCAACGGCTTATCCGGCATACTTGGCATTAGCACGTAAGGCGCGTTGGCAGACAATGGCATTGACGCAAAATAATGATACTTTTGCCGCACAGTTCGCCAAGTTTGCGGAGGAAATGCGCGACACAGAGGGCAAATATGTCCAGATTGTTGTTGCAAATTACGACGCAGCCGATTACCACGGGGTTATCAATTCCGATTGCGGTGTAATGATGGGCGACGTCGAGGTAACTGCCGAAGAGGCCACTGCGTGGGTTGCGGGAATTACCGCTGGGGCATCCGTGACGCAATCCAATGTTGCCAGGGCATTTACCGGCGCTACTCGAATTTTGAATGAGCGCACTAATTCCGAAATCATCGAGGCTTTGCAGTCGGGCAAATTCATTTTGTCGGTGAATACAAGCGGCGGCATTGTGGTTGAAGACGATATTAACAGTCTACGTACATACACGGCTGAGTTATCAGAGGACTTCCGGCTCAATCAGGTTATAAGGGTGCTTGACGAAATCGGAACAAGCACTAGCGCAATATGGGAAACATCATTTAAGGGAATAGTGCAGAATAACGCAGACGGCAGAGGTATATTCCAAGCCATGCTGCTGACATATTACGGCGAACTACAAACCCTTGGAGCAATCGAAAACTTTGACGGCGCAACTGATGTTACGGTAGCGGCCGGAAAAGCGAAGGAAGCGGTTCTTGTCGGTGTCAATGTGCAGCCGGTAGCAGCAATGAGCAAGCTCTATATGGAAGTTTTTGTTGATTAAGCATTATTTAAGCGCCTGTTTTCAAGTGGGCGCTTTTTTGTACCCGAAAAGGAGGAATATAAATGCTATTACATGATTCAAGGCCGGTTGAGGGGCGACGGGGAATAATCACGGCAGTTATTGACGGCAGAGTCGAGGAACTTGCTGAAATTAAAAATATCACTGCCAATATTTCAAAAAACAAAACCGCATACAGAGCCATGGGTGACCCGGCAGATAGACACAGGTCTGCCGGATGGGTAGGAACTGGAAGTTTCACATATCATTGGGTTACGAGTCGTTGGTCGAAAATGCTTATTGACTATGCCAGAACGGGTAGGGACGTGTATTTTACGATGGTTGTTACTAATGACGATCCCGGAAGCAACGCAGGCAGACATTCGGTTCAGCTACAGCAATGCAATATTGACGGCGGTGACATAGCTATGCTTGATATCGATGCAGATATGCTTGAAGGTTCGTGCGATTATACTTTCAGCGGCGTTGATAATCCAGAGGCATTCAACGCCTTATTCCCAGCAGCATAAAAAAGGAGAAAAAGAAAAATGAGTAAATTACAGGATTTATTATCCCTGCCGGATGTATCAGAGCTTACCGAAGAAGTGTATGTCAGCGAAAGGTTGGGAACATTCACCGTCAGACCAATGAGCGAAAAAGAGTGGTCTACTTATCGCACCAGGAGCCAGGGCAAGATTAACAAAAGAGGTGCAGACTTCGATAGTAGCAAATTCAATTTGCTGATTATAACCGGACATGTCATTGAGCCAAATCTCGCTGATGCAGAATTTCTTTCCAAGGCAAAATGCGCGACAGTAGCCGATTTTGTTACGAAAAAATTCTTAGCTGGCGAAGTACAGGCGTTGTCTGACGGAATTGTTAGGGCCAGCAGATTTGACGCAGAGGAAAATGATATTAACGACGAAATTAAAGAAGTAAAAAACTAATTATGGAAGATGGGGAAATGGCGGCTTGCCAATATGCCGTGTTGAACATGGGTTACAAGCCGTCAGAGTTCGCTAATCTTCCACGGGCAGAAAAAGTATTCGTAATTGCGTGTATTGAAAACAAAATTGATGCAGAAAAAAAGCGGCTGGCAGAAATAAAATCAAGGCCAAAGAAGAGGGGCAGGTGATGATCAATGTCTACAATTAGCAGCACGCTCGCATTGCAGGACAAAATATCAAAACCTATGCAGGGCATAGTAAAAGCCATGAATAGCACCCTTATCGCCATACGCAGCATTAAGGGTGCGGAGCTCGGTCCAGAATTCGCACAGGCGGCTGCTGATGCCAAACTTGCGACAGCGGCGATTGATCAAATGAATCAGAGTCTCAATGAGGTCAAAAATAATAAAGGGTTCGAAAGCCAGGAAGGGCAGATAACAGCTTTCAACGCAGCACTGGAAGTATCGCGCAAAGGATTGGCGCTTGTCAAATCGGGAATTAATGAGATTGGCAAATTAACAGGCTTGTATGATGTCCAGAAACAGGCCGAAACTTCCCTCGCAGTCGTTTTGGCCAACCAGGGCGTAGCGTTTGAAGATTACAAATCCATTCTTGAAGAAGCATCTGCGATACAGGCAAAAACCACTATCGGTGACGAAACAATGATCGCCGGACTGGCAGAGCTGGCGACTTATATATCGGATACAGAAGCCCTAACTGCACTTATGCCTACATTCGCGGATTTTGCCATAGGTATGAATGAGGGAGCGCCAGAGCTTGGAACACAGGCAGCGGTTTCTTATGCCACGGCATTGGGCAAAGCGCTCCAAGGACAGTACGAAGGACTTACGAAAAAGGGATTTATTGTATCTGAATCTCAAAAAGCAGTTCTCGCCCTACAGGATGACAGTGTAAAGTCTTTGAAAACCTTAGACAAACAAACCAGGGCTTACGTGGAAAGCGTAGGCCTTGAAGCCGCCAAGGTAGCTATAGTTGCCGAAGTGACAACGGAAACCTGGGGAGGTTTAGCAGAAGCGATTGCTGGCACGGATGCCGGAAAAATTGTTCAGCTAAATAACGCCACGGGAGATTTAAAAGAAGCTATAGGCGGTGAACTATATCCATACGTGTTGCAATTCAAAGAATTATTATCATCCGCATTAAATCCGGCCCTGGAAGCCATTGCGGAGCACATGGATGTGATTGCACCGATTGCAATCGTACTTGCGGCAACGTTAGGTACACTGGCGGTAATAATCGGAGTGGTTACAGTGGCGCAGTGGTTATGGAATACTGCCATTTTAGCTAATCCCTTGACATGGATAATAGTAGGCATTGTTGCTGTAGTTGCGGCGATAGCCGTGTGGATAAACTCAATGGGTGGAGTTCGGGCCGCATGGGAAACAGTAGTCGATGCGGTTCTTTCTGCCAGTGACAAGGCTAATCTCGGGTTTAAGACCGGCGTTTATGCCGTG